TTTATCATAGAAGACCTTTATAGTGTTTAATTTACAGAGTTTTTTTCACAGGCTCGACTAGAGTAAAACACTAGTCCTTTTTTTCTGCCAATTTTAAAGTAATATTTTCAAGTAATTTCCATTCATCTGTAGATAGTTCTGCCAGTGCTTCGATAAGCCGCCTTTTGTATGAAGGTTCTTCTTCATTTAGCATATCTACCATAAAATCTGCAATGGTTTCACTTCTAGTTTTTCTGATGAACATTTCTCCTTCTCCAGTTCGGAGCCATTTTTCATTTGCATTAAATTTTTCGCAGATATCTTCAATCAGTCTATCGCTTGGAACATATCCAGAAATTATGATTTTTGAGATATAAGGTTGAGATACAGAGAGCTTTTCAGCAAATTTTGTTTTTGTAATACCTAATTGTTTAATTAAATTTTCTATTCTTTCGCCAAATGCGTCCATTAAATCACCTCCTTTAAAGTCATATTATCATGGGTTGTTATAAAAATCAATAAAAAATATAAATGAGTTATAAAAATGTTGACAAGATAAACTAGTTATGTTATGTTATAAATAAGTTATGGATGGCGGAAAGAGAGGTGAAAATATGAACCAACAGGAAAAGCAGATTATCAAAAACATTGTAGCAGTATTTCCGATGTTAGATGAAAGCAATAAAAAATATTTGCTTGGTTTAAGTGAGGGTATGGTTTTGGTTCGGAAACAGGAAAATGCAAGCTAAAAAGGTGGTGTAAGGATGGAGCATTTATGTTTTATCCTTGAGGTCATGATTGGGTACGTCCTTGGTTCTATCATTTACGATTTTCTCAAGAGGAAGATAGACAGCATCAAAGGCACCCCAAAGAAGAATGATGGCGAAGGCAAGCGCCACAACTGATGCAGCTTTGAAAAATTGTGTTTCTGCATTTGCAAACGCAATGATGGAGGCAATCAGAAGCAGCAAAGAAAAATTGAACTGGGAACGGGCTTTTTTCAGATCCGGCAGAGATTTCAGAGGGTTTTTATCAGGGGCGGATAGGCTTTCCCAGTAGTCTTTTGCAATTTTTGAAATGATTGTGATGGTTGCCAACAGAAAGAGCTGGTAGAAAATATCAATGAAACTTTGTGGCATTGAAGGCACTCCTTTCTATTCGTAAAATGTGACAATTTCATTATAGAGGGGTGGGCTTATTTTGGCAAGGAGAGGGAGAAGAAAGAGGATGGAGAGAGGAGGCGCAGGTCCGGAAGGGAGTGGATCAGGATGAAAATTATATATCCGAAGGGTGCTGAAAGGCGGAAAAGCAACAGATATATGAATTGGGACGAGGTGCCGCTGATTTTGAGCATTGAGGAGCTTTCCCGTTTGACCGGATACAACCGAAACACACTGAAGCTTTACTGTGCGAAGGGAGTTCTGCCGGCATACAAGCTAGGGAAGGAATGGAGAATTAACAAGGAAGATTACATGAATTGGGCGGAGCAGCAAAAGGCGAAGCCCATGAGCTGCTGACAGCAACAAGGAGAAAGAGTTGATTTCAATGACAGGAAAGGAAATGACGGCTTATGCGGCAGGGACAAGATGCCGCCGGAAACCGATGATACCCCAGATAACGAAGGCGGCCGCGGAGGAATTGGGACTTACTCCGGGGTGCGAGGTTATCTTTCACTACACAGTGATTGGGACGGGGGAAGAAAAATTGCGGAAAATACAGAAAAGGCGGAAGGGAACCGTAACAGACCTTTACGCGCACCTTTTCCGCATTACATGGGCAGGGGCAAAGTGGAAGGAATGCTTTGCCTACAGCATGCTGCAAAGGAGAGAAGGAAGCTGGATAGAGGTTAAGGGGGTGAGATAGGGATGTACAGCGATCAGATGTTTTTACTCTTAAGTGCCGCGGTGGCTTTGATTGAGATGGCGGCGGTGTGCTGGGTATGGGAAAGGAAGATGAAGCAGGCGGAGCAGCGGGAGCGGGAGGCGGAGCAGCGCAGGAAGGCGCGTTTGCATGACGACTACTGCGCGCAGGAGGCGGCGCGGCTTTACAGAGAAAAAAGGAGGATGTAACCATGAACAAATTTTTACTTGAGGACTTTGCCGGAGGGGCAGTTGCGGAGAGAATCGGCAGTGCCATTCAGAGGGTTTACGAAAACATTGCGAACCCGAACATGGACACAGAGAAGGCAAGAAAGCTGACGATTGAGCTGACCTTTAAGCCGGACAAGAACGACAGGACGGATGTGGACGTAACAGTCATCGTTAAGACGAGCTTACAGCCGGAGAGGGCAATCAGCAGCAGAATGATTGTGGAAAGCGACGGCAGAGGCAACGTGCAGGGGAACGAATGGCGCAGGGAAGCCATGAAGGGACAGCTGGAGATTGACCGGGAGGAAGCGGAGACACAGGAGACAAGCGGCGGCGTGATTGATTTGCAGGCACAGAAAAGAAAGGCGGAATAAGGATGATTAAAGCAGCACTGGAATACATCAACGGACTGAAAGCACCGAGCATTGAGAGATACGGCGGCGGAACATATTCGGACAAGCCCTTATATCAGATGACAAGCCCGGATTTTCCGACACTGGAAATGAACACACTGGAAAGCGTTGTGAGATACCTAAAGGGGATTGACGACGAAAGAGAGCAGTTTGGCGAGCCTACGCCTACGATTATACATATTGAGAACGAACGCTGCGTGACGCTGAAGGACATTGCAAACGTGGCAGAGGGCAAGAGAGACTGCATGGTGCGGGCAGAGGCAGAGGTGCCGAGATTTAACTACGGCGACTTCTACGATGCGGAAAGCTTCAACATTGCTTTGCAGAGCAAATTTCTTGATACAGAGGACAAGGCAACCATTTTGCAGGTGGTCGGCAATCTAAAGGAGGACGCAGTGCGGACGATGACGGACGACGGCGTGAGCCAAGTGACGGCAGTGCGCACAGGGGTTGCAACGGTGGCAGATGTGAAGGTGCCGAACCCTGTTTCCCTGCGCCCGTTCCGCACGTTCATTGAGGTGGATCAGCCCGAAAGCAAGTTCATCTTCCGCATGAGAGAGGGCGGCAGATGTGCCATCTTTGAGGCAGACGGCGGCGCTTGGAAGCTGGAGGCGAAGAAGAACATTTACAACTACTTGAAGGAGCAGCTGGACAAGGAAGTGGAAAGCGGTGCGGTTGTTCTGATTCTGTAAAAGAGAAAGAGAGGATACGCAAGGATGAACAAAGTGATTTTGATGGGGCGGCTGACGAGAAGCCCTGAGGTGCGATATTCGCAGGGGGCAGAGCCTGTGGCGGTGGCGAGGTACACGCTGGCGGTCAACCGCAGATTCAAGCGAAAGGACGAGCCGGAGGCGGACTTCATTCCTTGCGTTGCCTTCGGCAAGAGCGGCGAATTTGCGGAGAAATATTTCCGGAAGGGGCAGCTGGTCGCTGTGACGGGACGGCTGCAGGTGCGCAGCTGGGACAAGGACGGCGAAAAACGCTGGACAACAGAGGTTGTCATTGAGGAGCAGTACTTTGCGGAAAGTAAGAAGGACAGCGGAGAAGGCAAGCCTGCGGCACAGAGCAAGCCTGCGGCGCAGACCGGAAAACAGATGGGGTTAGCGGAGCAGAAGGGATTCTATCCCATTGACGAGAGTGTGGAGGATGACGATTTGCCGTTTTAAGAAAGGAGAACAGAGGATGAAGAAATATATTGGGACAAAACTGATCGAGGCAGAAAAAGCGTTTAAGATTGGCGACAAGATTTACAGCAATGAAAACGATGAAATCAACGAGGTTACGCTTGCCGATGGAGAAATTGCGGTAATGGGCTACAAGGTGCGCTATGCGGACGGATATGAAAGTTTCAGCCCGAAGGATATTTTTGAAAAGGCATATTTACCCTTGTGGGAAAATGAGAATTTAAAAACAGATATGCCGTCCATCAGTGAAAAGATGGTGGAGGATTTTATTGCAGACACTTCTGTTTTCACTTTGGGAGAAAAGACAACAGTGGTGCGTGCGGTACTGGCGAATGGGTTTGAGCTTGTGGAAAGCAGCTCCTGCGTGAGCGAGGAAAATTATGACGAGAAACTGGGCGCGGAAATCTGCATGAAAAAAATCAGAGATAAAGTCTGGTTTTTATTGGGATTCCTGCTGCAGACAGCTGTGAACGGGATTCAGAACAAGGAAAACGCTGTAGAGGACGAAGAGAAGGATATGCAAGAGGTGCACATTGAAATCCACAGGAATGCAGACGGAGTAGTGGAAGGACATATGGACGGGTATTCGGATGCCATCATTGCGATGTTGATAAGTGCACTTAGGCGTGCAGCAAATGCTGGCAAGCGTGGCAGGAAGGATGCGGAGAAGAACGCATAACGGCGGTTCAGGAGGGGAGGGAGCGCGTTGAAGATTTACATGGCTGTGACGAAGGATGCGCTTTCCCTTCCGCTTGCGGTGGCAGACAGTGCTGCGGAGCTGGCGGAGCTGCGAGGGGTGCAGGTAGAAACCATACGATCCTTAATTTCCAGAGGGAGGACGGGGAAGATTAAGCGCCCCGGATACATTGTGGTAGAGGTGGAGGAGGACGCGCCGCCGGAGAAGAAGGCGGGCCGCCGCAAGCAGACCGGAGAATTTGACGGGGAGATATTTCGGGAAAGAATCCGCCTGCTGCGGGAGAAGAACGGCATGACGCAAAAGGATTTTGCCGCTTTTACCGGGACTGGACACATGACGATATACGAATACGAGCGGAAGGATAAGATGCCGAGGGTGGACATGCTATTTCGGATTGCGAGGAAAACAGGGTGTTCGGTGGACTGGCTGATTGGGTTGAAGGAGGAAGAAGGAAATGCCGAAGGTAACGATTTATGACACGAAATTTTGCATAGGCAGAGGAGACCTGCCGCACAGTTTCAAAAGAGAGGGAAATCCTCACTGGGAGAATTTTAAAGCCCTGATGTGTTTTCTTGGTTCGATTGGGTTTTATGTGAGCGAGGACAAAGAGATGAAAAAGAAGTTCCCTTCTTTGAGCGAGACAAACAGAGTAGGTGGATTTGATGATTTGCGATTTAAAGCGCAGTATGCACCCAATATTTTTAAAATTGAATTTTATCAGGATGTATTTCATGAAAATCCGCATGGTGGGTTTTATGATTTTGATAAATATGAAAAAATGCCATATTTGATACAGAAGCGGTATGACTGGACGATGGAAAAGCTTCTGAACTATTTTGAAAAATGCGGGTATTCCATAGAATTTGGGAGGAACACCTGCAAGGGTGCCGCATTTATTGTTCATGATTATATCCGCAGTTGGCATCATCCGCAGGAAAATTGGTTTTTTCTGAAGGCTGTGGACGGGCAGACTGCCGAATATGTAATTCAAGGCACAGACAGGGACGGAAATACATTGCGAAACGGAGAAACGAAATATTTTCGCGACTGGAGCGGCTATCTGCTGCGGGGAAAGGTATACCACAATATCAACAACATGTGGTGGGTTCTGCTGGCGGATGGGCAAGTGAAAAATGTGGCTTGTTTTGATTTATTTGACCTGAAGGAAACGGATTTCAGAGGGAGAAGGAAAGAACACCGACCGCCGAAGGAATATGTGGAGCGGAAGGAGCAGCTTTCTCTTTGCAGTGTGAAGGAGCTGGAGAGAGAGTTGAAAAGGAGAAGGAGGAAGAAGAAAAATGAATGAAATCACTGTTTGGTTACCCTGGGTTGGGAATTTGCGGCTGGATGAGCCGCCGGAAAACTTAGAATTTTATGTAATGAAGAGCTTTCACAATTTTACGGAAGGAACGGCGAAGGTGTACGAATTCGAGGACAAGCTGCGCTATTTAGACAATCTGCGGAAAAGTCTGCACGCAGGGAGCACTGACGAGCATGTCAGAAGACTTGTATGCAAGCGTGTGGAGCATATCATGGACGAGCAAGACGATTTCCCGGACAGAGAGGAATTTCTATGCATTGAATTTATGGAGCACTGTTTCGACGAAGGATTCATGCCGTTTCATGACACCTATTACTTTGGAAGCAAAAGCGGAAACGAGGAGTGTCTGCGTTCAATTTTACGGATTATCCGCACGGTTGTGAATTATTCCGAAGAGGAATATGAAAAGCTGTTGGAGGGGGAGGAATGAGTATGGATGCGGTAAGGTATTTGAAAGAAAGAGAGCGGAGGTGTGATTCTTTCGATGACCGCTGTGCCGGATGTGAAATTAAAAGTGCAAAGAATGGAATGACTTGTGGTGCATACATAAAAAAATATCCGGAAAAAGCGGTCGCCATTGTAGAAGAGTGGTCTGCGAAACATCCGCTGGAAACAAGATTGACGCGGCTTTTGAAGCATTACCCAAACACGCCGTTATTAAATAAGGACGGTATACCCGTCTACGTTTGCGCAGCTCATTTAGGGCTGATGGATATAGATGATTGTGACAATGATTGTATTATCTGCTGGAACACGGCGTTGGAGGAGGAATAAGCATGGATGCGGTGAAGTTTTTGAAAGAAAGAAAACGGATGTGTCATTTTTCCGGAGACACTTCCTGCCACGGATGCCCTCTTTACAAGGAGCGTGGTATATTTCAGTGCTTGCAATTTCAGGACCTATTTCCCGAGCAGACGGTTAACACTATAGAAAAATGGGTGAAGGAACACCCAAGGGAAACAAGGAAAGATGATTTTTTTGAAAAATTCCCTCATGCGAAAAAATTGAGTGATGGTATTCCGGATATATGTGTAGCCAAAGTGGGATACTTGCGTGAATGTCCACATCCGAATGTTGAGGATTACTGTAAAGAATGCTGGAATACGCCATTGGAGGAAGAATAAACCGGAAGGAAAGAGGAGGAGAAAAAATGAGAATTCTGAAATGCAGACTGACAACGATTGAAGCACTTTTAGGCACGGCGAGCAACAATAAAGCGTTGCACAGCGAATTTATTGCGAGCCATGCGCCCGATGCGCCGAGCCGTGAGGAAGAAATTGCGGCGGTGGGTGTGGATGAGGTGATTGAGAAGGGGACAACGGTGTTCTCGAGAAACGAGGACGGGCAGCCCATCCTGTGGGACTACCAAATCAAAGGGTTTTTCAAGGATGCCTGCGGTGTGCTGCGGAAGGTGAAGGGCACAAAGAGCAGCAAGATCAAGGCTTACAAGAAGGAAATTGACGGGCTTATTTTTGTGCAGGAGCGGCAGATTCCGGTGCAGACGGCGGAGGAGCTTGCAAGCTGCCAGCGTTCCTTGCGTGCCAACACGCCGCAGGGGGAGAGAGTGGGCCTTGCAAACAGCGAGGAGATTGCGGCAGGGGCTGTGCTGGAGTTTTCCGTTCTTGTGATGGCGGACGATTTGGTGCCGGCGGTGAAAGAATGGCTGAGCTACGGCAAGCTGCGGGGGCTGGGACAATGGCGCAACAGCGGCAAGGGAAGATTCCTTTGTGAGATTTTGGAGGAAAGAGCGGCGGAATTTGCGGACGTTTTGGACTGAGCAAAGGCATAGCAACGTATTGCATGGCTCAGAAAAGCACAGCAATGGCATAGCTAAGATAAGCGTGGCAATGGCATGGCTTGGAGGAGCAATGAGGCGCAATGCAAAGGCATAGCGTGGCAGAGTAAGGCATAGCAAAGATTAGCATAGCAAAGGCATAGCTTTGAGGAGCAAAGCACAGCAAAGGCATGGCTTTGAGGCGCAATGCAAAGGCATAGCGAAGCCAAGAAATACATGGCGAAGGCATTGCGAAGGGAAACATTGAACAGCAAGGCAAAGGCATAGCTTTAGTAGCGGTTGAGCCGTTTGGTTTTGACGAGCGAACGTCTGACCGACAGGTTGGGTGAGGCGAGGAAAGAACGGCGAAATATAGCGGTTTCCGAAGCGAAGCGAGGAAAACTTACCCTTGCAGGGCAAAGCAAAGGCATTGCAAAGATCCGCTTGGCGTGACAAGGCACAGCAAGGGCATAGCATGGCAGGGCGACGGACAGCAACGCAAAGGCATAGATAAGCTCAGCGTAGCAAGGAAGTGCAAGGGCAAGGCAAGGAAGGGCACGGCATAGCAGGGCGAAGGCATCGCAGGGCATAGCATGGCTTTAGTAGCGGTTGAGCCGTTCGGTTATGAGGAACGAACGTCTGACCGACAGGTTGGGTGAGGTGACGAATGGACGGCGAAATATAGCGGTTTCCGAAGCGAAGCGAGGAAAACTTGCCCTATCATTGCTTCGCAAGGGCAGAGGATACATACAAAGGAGCAGGAGAGAGGGCGGAGCAATGAGGAAAGAAGAAATCTGCAACATGGATTGCCTGCATTGCGTGCATCCGGACTGCATCAACGATGAGACATTGACGCGGCAGGCGAGATATTACTGGAGGCACAGGGAGCGTGTGCTGGAGAAGAAAAAAGAGGACTACCAAAAGAGAAAGGCGGAGAAGGATGGCGGACTACAAGAAAATGCAGGAAAACATCAAGCTGATTTGCGAGAGGGTCAGCATGGGCGAGAGAATGGCGATGCTTGCCGAGGAGACAGCTGAGCTTGCGGATGCGGCGCAGCTGCTGCTGGAGAGCATAACGGAGAGCAGGAGGAGGGGGCGGAAATTCGCCTGCGGCAGATATGCAAGCGAGGAAGTGGAGGAGGAAATTGCAGACGTTTTGGCGGTGATGCTTTGCACCTTTGACGGGGAGACGATTTACAAAGTGCTTGACTACAGCGACAGCCATGCGAAGCCGGCACGGAGTGCAGGGGAACTGAAGAAGAGACTGCGGGAGTTGATTGCGCTTAGCGGCATTGTGCGGTACGTTGCATTCAAGAGGCGGAGGATTGGAAACAAGGAGAACCCGACAGACTGGAGACAGGAGCAGGCGGAGGAGTTTTTGAGCGTGTTCGTCGGAGGTCTGCTTGCGGCGATGACTGGCATCCTGCGGCAGTGGCAGCTTGCGGGAATTGGGTGCAAAATAGAGCAAAAGCTCACAAGATGGGCAATGCGGCTGAAAGGAGAGACGGAGAATGGGAATGACCTACAGCAAGATTGAGAGAAGCTTTTGGGAAACGGACGAGGCAAGAGAGCTGACACCGGAGGAGAAATACTTCTGGATGTATTTACAGACCAATGCGAACGTGAACACCTTGGGGTGCTATGCCTTCCGGATGCGAAAGGCTGTGGACGAGACAGGCTACAACAAGGACACGCTGGAGAAGCTTTTGGACATCATGATCCAGCGTGGCATGATTCTTTACGATGCGACAACGAGGGAGATTTTCCTTCTGCACTGGGGCAAGACGAATTGGAACCGCCAGACAGCAACCCTGCGCGCCATGAAAGCCGATTTGAAGGAGATTCGCTCCGAAATGATAAAATTCAAAATAAACACGCAGTTAGAAAAAAGCGGCATTTTTACGAAGGAAGGCGAAACTGATAAAGTTTCCGAAGAAAATGATAAAGCCGAAAATGCCGAGATTTCAGCAAAAACAGCGAACAAAGAGAACAATTCGGAACAAATGGGAACAAACGGGAACAATCAAGGCGGAGAAGGAGAAGGAGAAGGAGAAGGAGAAAAGAAAAAAGAAAAAGAAAAAATCCTCAAGAGCGATTCCGAAGCGTTTGCTGCCTTCTGGGAGGCATACCCGAACAAGAAAAACAAGGCTGTTGCTGTGAAGCGTTGGGACAGCCTGCGCGTGACGGCAGGGCTTTACGAGAAAATCATGGCAGGGCTTGCCAAGGCGAAGCACAGCATGGAGTGGGCGGAGAGAGGGGGAAAATACATCCCTTATCCCTCAACGTGGCTGAATGCGGAGGGCTGGGAGAACGAATACCGACCGCTTGCGCCGGAGCAGCCAACACCGCCGCCCACAACGTCCGGCAACGATGCCCTTGCAAACCGCAGGGGGCTGGCCGGCGGCTAAGGGGAAGGAGCGTGAAGCAGGATGGACGCGTTCAAGGATTTACACAGCGAGGAGACGGAGCGCGCGGCTTTGGGGTGCATGTTTCTGGACAGGAGCGCGGCAGCACTGGGGAAAACGATGCTGTTGGCGGAGGACTTTTACACGCCGATGTATCGGGTGATTTTCGAGGCGATGCAGGGGGTAGAGGAGATTGACGCGGTGACGGTGATGAACGAGCTGGCGCGCAGGGGCGAGGCTGAGAGGATCGGGATTGACCGGATTGCGGGGATTGCGCTCGGTGTATCTACGAGCGTTTACCTACGCAGCTACATAGACGACCTAAAGCGGCTTGCTTACCTGCGGCGGGTGGTGCGGACGGCGCAGGAACTGGCACAGGCGGCATACAGGCAGGACATCGGCGGCATTGACCGGAGCATGGCAGCCATGCGCGGAGACGGCTGGGGCAGCGCGGAGATTGTGACGCTGGCGGATGCCACGGAAAAGCACATCCGCGAGATTGCGGCGTTACGGGAAAGCGGCAAGAAAATCGTCGGCTTGCCGACGGGCTTCACTGACCTTGACCTGATGCTTGGGGGACTGCGGAACGGGGATTTCTGCATTCTGGCGGCAAGACCGAGCATGGGCAAGAGTGCGCTTGCCTTAGACATTGCGAAGCACGCGCAGAAAAGCATGACGGAGCAGGCGGACAGGGTGGTTTTCTTCTCACTGGAAATGCCGGACAAGAGCCTCGGAAACCGCGGCTACACATCGGAATTTCTGATTGACAACGACCGCTTTGCGGTGGGGGCAAATGATGCGGCATGGCAGGAGACGCTGCGAGGGGTGGCGGAAAACCGCGCGGACTACGAAAGCGGCGCAGGGCGGATGATCATCCGAGACGAGACGGGGCAGACGGTGGAAAAAATGAGCGCGTTTCTGCACGGCTTACAGGGGCAGGGAATCCGCCCGCGGTTCATCGTGGTAGATTACCTGCAGCTCATCATGAGCAAGGGGCAGGACAGGGTGCGCGAGGTTGGGAACATCAGCCGCGGCTTAAAGCAGATGGCGCGGGACTGGGACTGTCCGGTTCTGGCACTTTCCCAGCTGAGCCGAGGACCGGAAGGGCGCGCAGATCACCGACCGATGCTTTCCGACCTACGGGACAGCGGCGACATTGAGCAGGATGCGGATGTGATTCTGTTCCTCTACCGTGACGAATATTATTTCCCGGACACGGAGAAGAAAAACTGCGCAGAGCTGAACATTGCGAAGCAGCGAAACGGCCCGACAGGCACGATTGCGCTGACATGGATGCCGAGAAGCACGACCTTCCGCAGCGCGGCAGGATTTCACGAGACGAAGGAAAAGCCCCCGAAGGAATGGGAACAGACGAGGTTATAGTAGCGGTTGAGGCGTTCGGTTATGACGAGCGAACGTCTAACCGACAGGTTGGGTGAGGTGACGATATGGGGAACGAGAAGCAGGAAAGCCCGGCGGCAGAGATTCTCTGGCTGCGAGGGCTTCGCGCCTTTGTGGCGGAAAACAGCACAGAACGGCTTTTGGCGGAGGCGGATGCCCTAGATGCGGCACGCGCGGAGGCGGAGGCGGACAAGCAGGCGCTTTTCCTGCGAACGCTTGCGCTAATCGAAAAAGGGGAGAAGGCGGACTTTTACAGCCGGGTGCTGCAATATGCGGAGCTGAAGGAGAGAGAGGAGAAGGGCGGCGCAGAGAAGGCAATCCGCAGGCATTGGGGGGAGCTGCAGCAGATGGAGAGAGGGATAAAGCGAAGATATGAAAAGCTGAGGGAGGGGTGCAGGTGACGAGCAAGAAAGAGATGGCGCGGCTGATTGCGCAGATGGCAGACACACCGGAGACAACGCAGTGGCTGCGGGAGCGGAACGAGGCAATGCGCAGAAGTTTGCGGGACATTTCGCTTTCCGCAGTGCAATATGACGCAGTGGGCGGGCGGAGCGGACATGGGGACAGCACAGCCGAGAAGGTTTTGAAGCGAGCGGAGACAGAGGAGCGGATCCGCACCAACGAAAGAGCGATTCGAGACAGGCTGCGTCTACATTCTGATTTAAGCCTTGTGATGGCGGAGGCACTGACGGCGGAGGAGCGGACGATTATCTGGGGGAAGCATGCGGAGCATCTGGCATGGGAGCGGGTGGCGAGGAAGGCGAGACTTTCCAGAACTGCCTGCTTTCGGAAGGAGGCGGAGGGGATGGAGAAGCTTTGCAGGGCTTGGGATGAGAAGGAAAAAGAAAAAAGCAAGGACACCTGAGGTGTCCTTGCTTTTTTGGTGAGACATTTTTTTATTGAGGCGGATTTTTATTTTATGGTAAAATGAAACAATAAACGGAGTTATATTATGGAGGTGAAGAATATGCAAGAAAGATGCGACATGAAAGAGATACAGAAGATGCTAGGTTCTTTCAGTTGTCCGGAGTTAGCAGAATTGAGTGCGCTAGCAACAAAATATAAAATGAATTTTGCTGATTTGGGAATAAAAAGAGATTTGATTGATCCGAAATTAAAGGATAACCTAGAGGAAATATCAAAAGTAATGCGTTTATGGAGAGAAAATATAGATTTTCAATCATTGGAAAAGACAATAGAGACATTCAAGACAAATAATTTTTTTGGAAGTCCTGAATATAGTGCTTTGATTAAGAAAATGGAGGAAATTGCAAAACCGGGTGCAGCTTTGCAAAAATACTGGAAGGGTGCACTGGATACGATGCAAGAAGTGGCTCTCCATAACCCGAATGCGGTGGCAGATTATCTCGAATCAGTAGGGAAAGAGTTTGATTGTTCTGTCATTCAAGAAGAAATATCTTTCAGCGAAGAAGAGATAGAGCATATTTCTTCGGAGGAATTTGCAGAGGCTTTTAAAGAACAGCTTGAAAACCCGGAAGGATTTCAGGAACGGGTTGCGAATTGGACAGAAGGAAAGAAAAAAGAATACTATATTTTAAGGGTAGTATTTAGTATTGTGATTCATATTATATATGATGTAGCACTGCTTCCTTGGTTGCAAAGTCTTGTAAATCTAAAGTGAAGTTAAGAAGAAAATGAAAAAGGCAAGGACTGAGGTGTCCTTGCTTTTTTGTTGAGACAGTCTATTGATATTATCACTAAATTTAGTGATGAAAATTTGTGCAGTTTGTCACTTGGAATAGTGACATAGTTTTGTTATGATAAGAATATGAAAGAAGGAGGTGCATAGAATGGGTATCAGCTATGACAAAATGTTGAAGCTATTCCAAGAAAGAGGTATCACAAGCTACACGATGAAAAAAGAAAAAATCATCGGGCAGGCAACTTGGAAGAAGATTCATGAGGGCGGAAATATTGACACAAAAAGTCTGGGGGCGTTATGTGGGTTTCTGGACTGCCAGCCGGGGGATATACTGGAATATGTGAAGGATTGAAGGGAGTGTATGGAATGAGCGAAAGAGAAATGGCGGCAAGCTTACTGGAAAGAGTTCCTGATTACAAGATGGGCTATGTATTGGCATATTTGCAAGGGATAACAGCGGACGAGGCTGCGGATGATGCTTTTTGTGAAAGGATGTACGAAAGCTATCGGAATGACCCAGATCCGGAGAAGGATGTTACCTATTCTTTAGAGGAGTGCAAAAAGGAATGGGGGCTTGATTGATGTACAGAATCATCATCAAAAAGAGGGCGAAGAAATTCATTGACAAGCTGCCCAAGCAGGAGAAGCTCCGCCTTGTAACAGCCATTGAAGAATTACCGAACGGCAGCGACATCAAGAAAATGAAAGGGCATGACGACCTGATGCGGCTGCGGGTGGGTGATTATCGTGTGGTTTATACGGTAGACAACGGAGAATTGATTGTATTAGTAATTGATGCAGGAAACAGGGGAGAAATTTACAACAGATATTGAACGGAAAGCGCTGCGAAAATGCAGCGTTTTTTTTATTTTCTGTGAAAAAATGTACGATTTGGGACGATTTGGGACGATTTGGAACGATTTTGTACGATTTGGAACGATTTGGTACGATTGATATGATATAGTGATAGTAGCGGTTGAACCGTCCGATTATGAGGAGCGAACGACTGACCGACAGGTTGGGTGAGGCGACGAATGGACGGCGAAATATAGCGGTTTCCGAAGCAAAGCGAGGAAAACTTACCGCAACGCTAAGACGCTCTATCCTATAGAGCCTTTTTTTATTCCTCCTAAGTAGCGGAAGGCAGTTTTTCAGCTGCCTTCCCTGCATAAAGAGGGGGGAGGGGCTGCATAAAATGCGCCGGAAGGGGCTTTTTCGGGGGTTATTTAACTCTTTGGGGAAGTGTTAAGCAGAGGTGGCGAAAAAGGAGTTTCTACCTAATAAGGCGGAGAAAAAGAAATATTTAACACAATATGGTGTTATGTTAAATAAAAAAAGAGCGAGGAAAGCGGCGAAAAGTATTGAAATTTCGGGCTTTCTTGGCTCTTTTGCATTTATGCGGCAATATACGCACGGAAATTTATGCAAAAATTTTTCGGCACCGAAAACAGCAAAGTGCCGAAAAAAAAGGGGGTGAAAAGGTGGCGAGCAGCAACGAAAAAAAGATATACGAAAACATGGAAAGCCTTGAAGAATGGGCGTTTGCGGGGCTTTCGCAAAAAGAAATGGCGGAAATGCTGGGAATGGCATATTCTACATTTCGGGAGCTGCGAAAGAAAATTCCGGCACTTTCGGCACTCTTAAAAAACAGTGCCGATTTTTTGAAAGCGGAGCGGAAAAAGGAAACTGAGAAGGTAGAGGTTTCGCTTTTAAACAGGTGCTTAGGCTACAACGCGGACATCAAGAAGCACATGAAGGTGAAGAAGCCGATGCAGGGAGCAGACGGCAAGGTTTTGACGGACGCGAACGGGAAGGTCATCACGGAGGAGGTACTGGAGGAAGTGACGGAGCAGCAGCACGTTCCGGCAGACGTGGGGGCAATCAAATTTTATCTTTTGAACAAGGCGAAGGACAAATGGAAGGAGAACCCCGACAGGTTGGAGCTGGAGAAAAAGCGCGTTGCCAACGACACGAAGCGCACGAAGCTGGCGGAACAGGCGGCAAGCGGAACGGGCCCCAGCGGAAAGACGATAGAAGAAATCTTAGAGGAAGCGGAAAGCGGTGGTGCAGATGCCGAGGTATGACGTTTTACGAGATGCGAAGAAATACATTGAAGCCTTTCTTTGCATCAAGACAAAGGAAAGCGAGATTGTACCCTTCCGGCTGAACTCTGCACAAAAGCGGCTTTATGACTGCATCAAAGAGCAGCAGGCAGAGGGCAAGCCGATCCGCATTATCATTTTGAAAAGCAGGCAGATGGGCTTTTCCACGCTGACGGAGGCGTTGATTTATTACAAAACGGCGACCAGAAGCAACGTGAACAGCTTCATCATCACGCATAAGGACGATGCGACAACGAACCTTTTCAACATGAGCAAGCTATTTCAGGAGAGAAACCCTGCGAGACCGCTACTCAAGAACAGCAACGCGAAGGAACTGATTTTTGAGAACCCCACGAAGAACCCGCGCGAAAAAGAGCGGTTTCCCGGACTGAAAAGCAAGATAAAATGCGCAACGGCAGGGGGCAAGGGTGTTGGGCGAAGCGACACCTTAACGAATGTGCATGCTTCGGAGCTGGCGTTCTGGCCCGGGGAGATTGGGGAGACCTATTCCGGACTGATGCAGGCGGTGCCTGCGACAAGGGACAGCATGGTTATTATCGAAAGCACGGCGAACGGGTTTAACTTCTTCAAAAGCATGTGGGATGATGCGGTAGCCGGAAGGAATGACTACATTCCCTTCTTTGCGGCATGGTTTGAAATGGACGAATACCGCAGGGAATGGCACGGGGAGGAGCTGACCGAGGAGGAAGAAGCACTCAAGACCGCTTTTGGCTTGGACAACGAGCAGCTGATGTGGCGCAGGTGGTGTATCCGGAACAACTGCAACAACGACATAGACTTATTTCATCAGGAATACCCTTCGACACCGGAGGAGGCATTTATTGCAACGGGGGCAGGGGTATTTGACAACAAGGCAATCATCATACGGCTGCGGACGATGGAGGAGACACCCAGAAGGGGACGTTTCACCTACACGGAGGCACAGGAGAGGCTTGACCGTATTCTTTTAAAGGAGCGGCACTTTACCGAGGACGAAAAGGGGGAGATTCTTCTTTTCAAGGAGCCGGAGCAGGGCAGACCCTACACACTGGGCGGAGACACGGCAGGAGAAGGGAGCGATTCCTTTACAGTGCAGGTGATTGACAACATCACAGGGGAGCAGATGGCGCGGCTGAAATGGCAAAGCTGCGATGAGGACACCTATGCAAAGCAGGTCTACTGCCTTGGCAGGTACTACAATGACGCACTAGCGGCGGTGGAAACGAACTTTTCCACGCACCCACAGAAGGTGTTGGAATACTTACACTACCCGAAGCTTTATGTGCGGGAGATTTATGACAACTACGAGGGCAGGCTTCGGAAAAGTTTTGGCTTCCAAACGAACGGGCTGACGCGCCCTGTACTGGTGGCAACGATGCAGGAATTCATGCGGAGCAACCTACACCTAGTGCATGACAGGGACACCCTGCAAGAAATGCTTTGCTTCATCCGCAACGAAAAGGGGAGAGCGGAGGCGGAGCAGGGCGAGCATGACGACCTTGTGATGGCTTACGGCATTGCACTGATGGCGAGAGCGAGCGGACAGCAGCGGATGGATGTGCCGGAAGAAAAGAGGGAGAAGAAAGCGAAATGGACGGCGGACATGTGGGAGGACTACAGAAACGCCGGAGCGAAGGAAAAGGAATACCTGAAAGAGAAATGGGGCGTGCCCTGGTAGCGGTTGGTGGCGGTTGAGGTGAAAAGGGGGTGATGGATTGAAATATGTGATGCCCATTGAAGACAGGAAGATGGTGGGCGTGATTGGGGACTATCTCAGGGAGCGGAACGAGAGAGACTATGTGCTATTTATGACGGGGGTCTACCTTGGGCGCAGAATCAGCGACATTTTGCAATACAGGGTACGAGATCTGAGAGGAAAAGACCGCATTGCCATTGCGGAGCAGAAAACAGGGGAGACAATCCTATTACCCATCAACCCACATTTGCAAAAAATATACAGGGATTTCTTCAAGGGAAAGAAGGACTATGAATTTGCCTTCCGCAACAGCAGGAGCAAGCAGAACACGCCGATTTCCAGAATACGGGTATGGCAAATTCTGAACGAGGCGGCGGATGCGGTGGGCTACAAGGAAAGCCTGAGCTGCCACACGCTGAGAAAGACATTCGCCTACTGGCTTTACATGGACACAGGCGGAGACATTGTGATGGTGCAGGAGGTGCTGGGACACAGCGACCCGAGCATTACGAGAAGATACATCGGGATTGACCAGCAGAAGAAGGAGAAGGCAATCAACGGATTACATTTTTAATTTTTGAATTTGGAAAGGAGGGGACAGCTTGGACGGGAAGAAAAAAGCGCAGGGAAAGCTGCCGCTGTGGCAGGAGAGACTACGCAGAAACAGCGCAGCGATGCGAGAGGAATTTGACCGCATGGACAAGAGAACCGCCCTTTACAACGGGACGCGAGAGATTGACAAGGTGCCAAACGCGAAAAGCCAAGGCACAGCACAGGCAAGCGGCGTGCGAAACATTGTGGCGGAGCTGATGGAGGCACAGGTTGACAGCAGCTTTCCCATGCCGAAGGTGACGGCAAGAAGGCAGGAGCATGAGGAGCTGGCGAAAACGCTGGAGGACTTCCTCCGGAACGAAACAGACCGCCTGCCATTTGAAATGCTGAACGACATGGACGAGAGAATCACACCCATACAGGGGGGAGACATTTTCCTTGTGGAATGGGACAGCAACAGACACACCCACGAGACGAGAGGGGAGCTTTGCGTGAGCCTACTGCACCCGAGGCAGGTGATTTTTCAGGACGGGGTAAACGAAATCAACGACATGGACTTTATCATTGTGCAGATGGGCATGTCGAAGAAGCATGTAAAGGAAAAATACGGCGTAAGCGTGGATGACGAGAAGGAGAGCGACCCCCAGAGCAGAGGCGGCAGAAACACGGCTGAGGACGTTGTGACCGTCAATTTCGGGTATTTTAGAAACGAAAAGGGCGGCATCGGGCGATATACATGGGTGAATGACATGGAGCTGGAGGACTTGGAGGACTACCAAGCAAGGAAGATGAAACGCTGCACGAAATGCGGAGCGGACATGACAGGCTTGGACAGCTGCCGACACTGCGGCAACGAAAAGGCGGAGGAATACGACAGCGACGAAATGGAGCTTTACGAGGACATTGAGACAAGGAACGGCGTGATCCCTATGATGACGGAGGAAGAGACTTTTCCTCCGGAACTTCAAGAAGCAGCGAAGCTGGTTTTCGGAGAAAACTTCCGAGGGGTAAGTGAGAACGGCTTGATGATGGACGAATTCGGGAACGCTTACGAGGCTGAGCCGATGACGGTTGAGGTGCCGACAAGGATTCCGAGATACAAGCCCGACATTTACCCTATTGTGGTGCGCAAGAACGTGAGCAGCTGGGGGAAGGCACTTGGCGACAGCGACATTGACAAGATTATGGACCAGCAGAACATGATTAAAAAATGCGACAGCAGGATTCAGGAGAAGCTGGACAAGGGCGGCAGTATTTTCACCCGAAGCGAAAAGACAGAGGTTTCCAAGACGGACGAACAGCTGAGAGAGGTTATCTTTCATGGGGCGGACGAGGCAAACCTTTTCGGGGTACACAACCTACAGGTGGACACGAGCCAAGACCAAGCCGTTGCAGAGGCGAACTATGAGCAGGCAAGGCGCATTTTAGGGATTACGGACAGCTTTCAAGGCAGACCCGACCGCACGGCAACGAGCGGAACGGCAAAGCAGATTGCGGTGGCGCAGAGTGCAGGGAGACTGGAAAGCAAGCGCATTATGAAAAACGCAATGTATGCAGATTTGTATGCTGTGATGTTTCGCTTTCTTTTGGCTTACAGCGACGAGCCACGCAGCGTGCGGCACAACAACATTGACGGCAGCACAACCTACAGCGAATTCAACAAATACGACTATCTGGCGCAGGATGCGGCCGGGGAATGGTACTGGCTGGACGATTTCCTATTCAGCGTGGACAACACCTCAAGCCTTGCAGGGAACAGAGAATCCATGTGGCAGGAGATCCGCATGAATTTGCAGACGGGGGCATTCGGCGACCCGGCAGACCCTGAGACGCTGATTATGTTCTGGGAGATGATGGCGGGGCAGCACTACCCCGGCGCGGCAGAGATTCGGGAGAGACTGGAGAAAAAGAGACAGGAGCAGCTGGCGCAGATGCAGATGCAGCAGATGCAGCAGACGCTTCCACCGGAGACACAAACACAGATGCCGACACAGCAGGGGGCAGAGCCGCAGGGCGTGCCCGACATGGCGGTGGAGGATGCAAGCGGCAGTGCGATGGAGATGATGTTGTAGTGGAAAGCAAAAGGAGGTTTGACAGGTGGAATGTAAAGAATGTGGCGTGGAGCTGATGATCAGCGACAGAGGGAAGCTGCTGTTTGAAAATGACGACAGGGCAGACATGCCGACAAGGGCTTACTATATCTACAAATTCAAATGCAGAAACCCTGCATGCGTGAACTATGACAAGGAGGTTCACGAGGAGAAGGTTTATATTGACTAAAAATCTTTCCGGAAACGGGAGGTTTTTATATTGCGCCATGCGCAGCGTAATAATGCGTAGACAGGAATTTTTTACAAAGGGAAAGGGGGTGAACGATATGAGAAAGCATGGAAACGGGCTGGAAGTTGGTAGAGCCGGCACGATGGAAGTGAAGGCAACAAAGGGGGCTGAAAGCACAAAAGCACCCAAGAAGCAGACAGGCGGCGACCTGAGAAGTACAAAGCGTTAAGCGCTAACTTGAAATCAGGATTTTGATTTGCGAGACAGAGGAATGAACAGAGCTGAGCCTGACGGCGGCAGCCTGTTTTCCTCGGCGAAAAGGAGGAAAGCAGAATGGCAGGATATGACGAAGATTTCTGGGGCGAGGACTTCTTGGAAGGAGAGGAAGGCATAGTAGCGGACGTTGGCCTCGACCATGAGGAGCGAACGTCTGACCGAAGGTTGGGTGAGGCGACGAATGAGGACAACGTGTTAGCGGTTTCCGAAGCGGAGCAAGGAAAACTGACCGACCATGCAGGTACGGAAGGTGCGGAAGGTGCAGAAGGCGCAGAGGGCGGCGAGGGCGGAGAGCCTGCGGACGATGACGAGGGGTTCAGCCCTGAGCTTTTGGCACGCATTGAGGCGGAAACACAAAAGCGTGTGGATGCGAGCATTGCAAGGCAGTTTGAGGGGATTTTGAACCCCTACACAAACAAGCCGATTTTGACAGAGGCAGACCTGACCGCCTACCGCAGTGCATTTGCGGCAGAGGAGCAGAGACAGCAGCTGGAGGAAATGGGCGTTTCCAAGGAGGTTTTGGACAACTACATTCAGAACCACCCTGCCATGCAGCAGGCACAGCAGGTGATCCACCAGCAGGAGCAGCAGGCGGCGAACGACTTTATGGCGAAGGAATTTGAAGCGATGAAGAAGGAGTTTCCGGACTGCGGACTGGAAAGCCCCCAGCAGCTGAACGAGACAGAGGCAGGCAGACGCGCCCTGCAGATGTGGGCAAACGCCCCCGGCATTACGCTTGCGGATGCCTACGCGGCAACGCACAGAAGGGAAATCAGCAAGAAGCAGAGCGCAGCGGCAAAGCAGGCTGCCATGAATGAAATGAACAGCAAGGGACACCTGCGCCAGACGAAGGGAAGCACCGCAAAGGGAGATGTGCCGGCAGAGATTGCGGCGGAGTACAAAAAATATTTCCCCAATGCAACGCATGAGGAAATTGCGGAAATGTACAGAAAAAATTGTGAGAGTACGGAATGAAAAGGAGTGAGAGAACATGTTTAAAGTAAAAGACAGACAGAACAGCTGTGTAGAGCCTTTTGAGTTTTTGCCTGCGAAAAGCGGCGAGGTCTACGCCTTAGGCGAGGCACTGACCTATACGAACGAGGTGACAAAATGCGGCGCAACCGCAAAGCCCACACATATTTGCATGGGGCCTGCGGATGCGGGCGTGGTTCCGGTGATGCCTGTGCTTGCGACCACAAGATTTGAGGTGCCTTACAATATTACCAAGCCCAATGCCGGAGATACGGTGACTTTACATACGGATGCGCTTCAGGTTACAAGCGTAACGACAAATGGCGTATTCACCGTGACGGATGTGGACGAAGCAAACGGAACAGCTTGCGGCTATTTTAAGTAATCAATTAAACATTAGGGATGCAGTCAGAGAATGACTGCTTTTTTATTGCAAAAAAAAGGAGTGAACTACATGAGCGGAATTATTTTTTCTCAGGCGAGCGGCCTGAACGACAGCGTTTTCGGCAAGAGTCAGGAGCCTATTAAAAGCATGATTACGGCGGGCGTGGAAAGCTTTGAGGAAACCAGCCTGCTGAGCAAGATTTTTTACATGGACAAGACAAAGAACTTTGCGGAGAAATACGCAACCATGACCTCCCTGGGGAACTTTCAGGATGTGGGCGAGAACGGCCCGACACCACAGGACGGCTTTCAGGAGGGCTTCTGCAAGGTGATTGAACCCAGCACATGGAAGCTGGGCTTTTCCATCACAGCGGAAATGATGGAGGACAACAAAATCGGCGATATCAGCAATGCGGCGAAGCGTTTTACCACAAGCTACGGCAGAACGAGAGAGCAGTTCGGCGCAGCACTGCTTTCCAACGGACACAATGCAAAAATGAAATGGGGCAAAAAGGAATACAGCATTACCTGTGCGGACGGCAAGCCCTTCTTCTTCAAGGAGCATCCCAGCAAGGTGGACGGCGTTTCGCTGAAGCAGAGCAACCTGTTCAAAGGGGCATTCAGCGTGCTGACACTGGACGCGGTGCAGGAGGCTATGCAGGACTTCAAGGATGACAAGGGCAACCTCTTGAACGTGAAGCCCGACACCATCATCATCCCCAACAGCGGCCCTCTGAAAAGAGCGGTTCTGGCGGCGGTCGGCAGTGAGCTTGACCCCAGAACGAGCAACAACGCTTGGAACTTCCAGTGCGGCTTGTGGAACGTGCTGGTATGGGCGGAGCTGCCTAAGACCATCGGCGGCGAGCCTTACTTCATCCTGATGGACAGCGACTACATGCAGCAGTACGAATGCATGCCTTGGCTGGACAGAATCAAGCTGAAGGTGGACAGCTACATTGACCACAACACAGATGCCAATGTATTCAAGGGCAGAAGCAGATTTGCGGCAGGCTTCAACAACTGGAGAGGTGCGGCACTCTGCGGCGCAGGGATGACAAACGGCACAGACCTGACGGCACTGAACGGCTAACTTGAAAGAAGGAGGCACGAAGAATGAGCATTACTTGGAAGGAATTACAGGAAACGTGCCTGCGGAAGATGGACAGCTTGGACGGGGCGGCTCTGGCGAAGGACAGCAACAACGCGGCATACCTTTACGGTATGCCTGCCGCCGCCAATGAAGCCCTGATGCTTTTGGCAACGAACGGGAGATACTGGAAGAAGCTGCTGACAATTACGCAGAAAAAAGGGGAGACCGCCACAGAGGGAGAGCCTTTGGGCGGTTTTCTTGCCTACGACCTGCGGCAGCTGGCAGAGGGCTTTTACTGCATTGACAAAATCAAGCGGGCAAGCGGCACAGAGTACGGCACCTATTCAGGCTATTTGATGGAGGGTGACCATGTGCTGCTGCTGCCGGCAGAGGACGAAGGGACGTTCCGCATTTGGTACAACGCATACCCCACGCGGATTACGGCGGAAACGGCGGCAGACTTTCCCATTGACCTGCACGAGGAGGCGGCGCATTATGTGGCGCACTACATGGCAGGGCAGCTATACAAGCATGACGACATCAGCATTGCACAGATTTACATGAACGAATTCTTTGAATGGATGGAGCGGCTTGCGGAAAGCGGACGGAAGGCAGACGGCAGGAACGCCGGCAGCGGCGGCTGGGTAAGCGTGAAGGGATACTACTGAGCCGCTAACTTGAAAGCAGGATTTTGACTTGTGGGACAGAGGAGTGATAAGAAATGGGGAGATTCAGTGTACCTTCCTCTCCTGCCAGAAACGTGGTGAAGATTGAGACTTTCAAGGGGGTTGACCTAAACAGCAGCCCCAGCAATGTGGAGATTACCCGAAGCCCCAACGCGCCGAACATGATGCGAGATGTGCCGGGGAAGGTGCGCAAGCGGCAGGGCTACGAAAGAATTGCACAATTTTCCGGCAAGCGCATCAACGGGGTTCACATTCTCAGGAGCGCAGAGAAGAACGAGGAACGGGTACTGATTCATGCAGGAGACAGCCTTTATCTGGAGGGGAAGGCGATTTACACAGGGATGGCGGACGAGAGAAGCGTGGGGCGGCAGTTCTACGGCAAGCTATTCATTTTTGACGGGAAAAAGGCACTTTGCTACGGCGAATTTGAAACAGAGGAAAAAGCCACAGCAGAGACGGAGACGAACAAGGAGGAAAAGCCGAAGGCGTTCATGGTAAAGAGCTTAGAGGATGCGGCATACATCCCGACGGTGATTATCAGCCGAAAGCCGACCGGCGGCGGCACAACGCTTGAGCCGCTCAACCTCGTCGGGCGGAAATGGAAGGAAAGCTTTCTTTCGGACGGGACGGCGAAGGTGTACCAGCTGACGACAACGGAGCTGGACGCGGACAAGGTGACCGCACGCATCATGACGAAGGAAGGCGAATGGACAGAGAAGAAAGAAGGCACAGATTTCACGGTGGACAGAAAGAAGGGAACTGTGACCTTTACGACCGCGCCGGGGGCAAGCCCTGTGGTGGGGTATGACAATGTGGAGATTACGGCGGCAAAGACGAGAAAGGGCTATGCCGAGAAAATCAACAAATGCAAAATTATTTCTCTTTTCGGCGTGAACGGGGCAATGGACAGGATGTTTCTTTCCGGTAACCCGGACTTTCCGAACCGAGACTGGTACTGCAAGATGGCGGACGGGTTTTTCTGGGGCGACCTCTGGTACAGCACGCTGGGGCAGGACGGCAGCGCGATTGTTGGCTACAGCATCATCAATGACAGGCTTGCGGCGCACAAGAGTGACGCAGAGGAGGGGCGAAACGTCATCCTGCGCAAGGGGGAAATGGGCGAGAAGGACGCGACCTTCCCCATCATCGGGACACTGACGGGCAGAGGGGCTTTAGGCAGCCACACCTTCGGATACCTTGGGAGCGAGCCTTTATTCCTGACGGACATCGGCATTATGGCGATTACGGCGGCAGACCTGACGGGAGAGAAGTACAGCCAATCGCGCAGCTACTACATCGACAATGCGCTGACGGCGGAAAAGGGACTGGCGGATGCGTACGCATATATCTGGCGTGATTTTTACCTCATCAGCACCGGAGGCGGCAGGGTTTACCTTCTGGACGGACTGCAAAAAAGCTACGAGAGAGACAACCCCTACAGCAGCTTTCAATACGAATGCTATGTTTGGGAGAACGTGCCGGCAAGGGTATTCTGGGAGGATGCTGAGGGGCGGCTTTGCTTTGGGGATGCAGAGGGAAACCTCTTCCGATTTTTTGACGATGTGACGAACCAGAAAAGCTACAACGACAACGGCAGGGCGATTTCAGCCAGATGGGACACGGCGGAGCTTTCCGGAAAGCTTTTCTACAAGAACAAAAACTTCCGCCGGATTGACTTTGTGCTTGCGCCTGCGATTGCAACGGGGGCGAAGGTTTTTGCACAGGTGAAGGGGGTCTGGAGTGAGGTTTTCGACAGCGGCGCGCGGGCGATGTACTTCGATTTCACGCACATCAACTGGGAGAGAATCAATTTTTCGACAGACGACACGCCAAGAACGATTGGCGGCAAGATAAAAATCAAGAAGGTGGACAAGGTTGCATTCAGCCTACGCAACGAGCAGCTGAACGAGCCATTCGGGATTTACTCCCTCGCAATGGAATACACAGAAAACGGAAATTATAAAGGGTAGACGGCAAAGGGGGTGTTTTTATTATGGCGGAGACCAAAAAGGAGGAAGCTGCGGCTTATGCGATTGCACCGGAGAGCTTGGTGGGCAAGGGCGTTTCGGCACAGACAAACCCCATGGAAAAGCCGGAGGACGAGGCGAAGGCGGTGTTTGACGAGCTTTCCAAGGACATTATCATTCCTGCCTTCAACCGCTTTGTGCTTTTCATGGCGGCGCAGCTGGGGATGATTGACATGACGAAGGACGCGGACAAGCCCATTTCCACCGCGATGCAGACCGCCCTTGACGGAAAGCAGGACAGGGAGAAGCGGACGGGGAGCGAGACGCTTTACAAGGTGCTGACGGACAACAACTTTACGGACGAGGCGGCGGAGCAGCTGGCGGCAGCCTTTGCGGCACTGCACGAGCATGCAAACAAGTCACTTTTGGACGGGCTGACGCAGACGGACATTGACAACTGGAACGGGGCGAACGTGCTGACGAAGGACAACACCACGCCTTACGAGCCGAGGGGCGAATATCAGCCGGCTACGGTACGCTTTGTTCTGGACAGGGTGGTTGCGATTGGGGCGGCAGACATGCAGGCGCGGATTTACGACCCACAGAACAGGCAGGCGGACATCTTCGGGGAGATAGACACGACAGCGGCGGCACTGCGAAAGGAAATGGCAGCGGCCTCGGAGGATGCAAGATACATCATTGACGATGTGACCGGGGAGAAATACCGGCTTGGGGTTTCGGGCGGCGGCTTATATTACAGGAAGGAGGGGAAGGCATGAACGAGGCGATTTTTATTGCGCGGCAGGACACGCTAGAGCAGGAGATTCTGCCGGCACACTGGCTGGCGCAGTACAAGCTTTTCGGGGAGGAAAGCTACACCTTTCAGGACAAGGGAATCTGGAAGAAGCTCTGCATGAGCAGTGCTGCGGCAAATGACAGGGACATACACGCAGAGGCACTGGAGGAAATGCTGACGACATTTTCCGCAGAGCACACAGGGAAATGGATGCTTCTGGTTTACGGGATGGACGCGGCGGCACTGGAGGGGCTTGCAACCATGGCGGCGATTGCGGAAAGCGGCACAGCTATGGGGGCGGTGGCAGGTAATGCGCTTTTGATGCACGCCATCGCAAACAGCGAAACAGCCATGCAGCGGATTGCAAACAGCCAGACAGCTATGCAGAGAGTTGCAAACAACAGGGGGGCGATGGATGCCATCGGCAGAAGCCGGATTGCGAGAGACGCAGTGCAGGCTTCGCCCTACTACAACAGCTACATCAAGGAGAATGACATGGCGATTGCGAAGCTGGCGGTTGCTTTGGCAAACCTCGAATCTGCAGGCTACTCCGGCATGGCAGGAGTAGCCGCAGATTCGACCGCTATGACCGCCGTCGCTGCGAGCGCGACCGCTATGACCGCCGTCGCTGCGAGTTCTGTGGCAAGAAATGCGATTTCGGCTTCGCCCTACTACGATGAAAAAATCAAGGAGAACGACATGGCGATTGCGAAACTGGTGGTTGGCTTTGCAAACCTCGAATCTGCACGCTATTCCGGCTGTGCCGGAATGGCGGCAGATTCGACAGCCATGACCGCAGTTGCTGCGAGCAGCACAGCCATGACCGCAGTTGCTGCGAGCAGCACAGCCATGACCGCAGTTGCTGCCTCCGGTGTTGCACTGAAGGCGATTGCACAGGCATACAAGAAAACTGCAAATATGCTGCAATTCCTGAAGGCGGTGAATGCTTCGGATACACTGGTAAAGCGCATTTACAACACACTGACGAATGCGACCACGCTTTTTGACGCAGGACAGCTTGGCGGACAGGACAGTGTTGCGAATGCGAATGAATGGGCGACGACTTCCGCAGCCCCCAATGCCTTTTTGGCGTGTGTGTGCGGCTATTATGACTCAAACCGCAGCAGTGTGAATGTGACATACAACGGGACAGTGATTGCACAGAACAAGACAGGCACACAAAAGCCGAACAGCGTAACAAGCACGAGCGTGAATGCCATCACGATGGCACCGTCCACATTTGCCGAAAATGGCGATGGTTATCTGGCAGTGCAGAAATTTACGGCGAAATAAGGGGGTGAAGGAGCATGAAAGGATTTTTGAAGGAATTTTTGAAGGAATTGCAGGAAAGCAACGCCACGGGGGCGGTACAGGTTGTGAAAACGCTTTCGGGCAGCGTGAAGCAGCCGGAGCTGGACGGCTATGCTGACAAGGGGATTTTCAGCGTGCATGGAAAGGGAAAGCTGCTTTGGGCGGAGGTTTACGAGTATTTCAACAACATGCCTTCGCAGAGCGGCACGCAGATGAAGGTGATGCTTTACATCGATGGGAAGCTGCAGGCGAATGTGAGAATGAACTACTATACTGGTTATTCGAAGATGGTATTGAGGCTTGCACCGCCGGAACGGTTTATCGTCTTGGGCAATTACAGCATTTTGCCGACGAGAATTTTCACTATGGGCATTTTGAGAGATTCGAATACGTTTTCCTGCTCAGAGCTGGAGCAGTGTTTACCGGCTTCTTCGTATGAGGCTGACTGCTATTTCCCGATTGCGGCATACATCCCCTTCAAGGAATCGGTGGAGATTCGGGTTTCCAACACATTTGTGAAAAACAGCGACACCTACGCCGAGTTTAACTGCGGCGTAGGGTATCTGCTGGACGAGGACTGAGAAGGAGGGCAAGGGATGCTGAGAAAAAGGACAGAGGAGCTGACGGAGAACGGCGCAGTTTTCATCGTGGAAACATTTTTGAATGCGGCAGGCGAGGAAAAGGGGCGGACGAAATACCCGAAGCCGAGCGCACAGACGCAGCCGGCGCAGGAGACACTGACGGAGGCGGAGCAGGCGATTTTGGAGACGGCAATCAATGTAGACTATTTGGTCTGCATGAAGGAATTGGAGATTTGAAAGGAGAGATTGCATTATGACTTACGCAAGACTGAAAAAGCTGATTGAAAGAGGCGCATACGAAAAAGAGGATATGCTGAACAAGCTGGATGTATTCCTGATGGCAAACCGCATCACTGAGGAGCAGTATCAGGAACTGGTCGGCATGATGGGATGAAAGGAGACAAGCGC